TGGCAGGGTGCTGAGCCTGGAATTGACACTCTTTACGGAGAGCCAGTTACTTCAGACAACGGCGCTACTGAAACTTTTGCAGAAATCCGCTTTGACGTTACCGAAATGATCCAGGCATAGGAGAGAAATGGCAAGCTACACCTACACAGGCGAAGGTGCTCGTGATTTTCCTACGCTTGTATTGACACTAAACCCAGGCGACACGTTCGACGCTCCAGCTGATTTTGTTGCAGCTGACGTAGTACCAGCTTCAGGCAAGAAAGCAGCACCAGCAGTAACAGCAGCAACACCAGCACCGTCAGCCTCGTCTGACTCAACCGTAGGAGCGTGAAATAGTGTCAGTACAAAATACCCACCGTTCGTATGTGGGAATTGCCAAAGAGACAACTAAGGGAACACCAGTAGCGCCAGCTACTTTTATCCCGGTCTTAGCTAACAGCCTCAAGCCAGTAGATATGTATGGCCCACTTTATGATGAAGGCCTACGCGGATCTATTGTCAAGAATTACAACTATGTCCAGGGTCGCGGTCACTCTACTTTTGATTTTGGTGGAGCAGTTTTCTCAGATACCGTCGGTTTCCCAATCGCAGGACTTCTTGGTGAGGACGTTGTAACAGGATCTACAGCTCCATACACCCACACAGTCGCCCTAAAAAACGCTACAGCTACAGCTGCAGACGCTCAGCCAGCAGCTTTCACACTGACTGACTTCTATGCTGCAAACGTTCGTGCTTTTGCTGGCGTTCAATTCCACGATTTCTCACTCAAGTTCACCTCAGAAGGTTTGCTCGAGTACGACGCAAAGGGAACAGGCTGGCTCTCAACTACAGCTTCAACTCCTACCCCTACCTTCTCAACCGTTCTACCTACACCAGTTTGGTACGGCACGGTTTTAGTCGGTGGTTCAACAGTCTCAAACGCTGTCACCGGAAACCTTGATATGAAGCGTGCAGTTACGCCTATCTTTGGTATCGGTAACACTCAAAACCCTTACCAGGTGTTTGTAGGAGCTCTTGAAGTTACAGGCAAGATCACTTTTCTTATGGAAAACGATACTCAGCTTACTAACTACCTCTCAAACACTCAGCCAGCTTTGGTCTTTAACTGGTCACAGGGAACAGGCGCTGCAGCTACCCAGATCCAGGCAACAGTCACAAAGGGCGCATACACAGCAGCTGTGGTTGAACGCTCTAAGGAATATGTCGAAGTGACAGTAGACCTTAACGCTCAAGGAAATCTCACAGACTCAGGCACCGTCGGATACTCCCCTATCAAGTGGGTTATCCAAAATGCTAAATCTGCTGCGTATCTCTAAACCCTAATATCGAATAGGGGAGTCACGGTGGCCTCGCCGTTGATTCCCCTATTCGGCTTTTATCCTTTAAGATATGGGAAACCTATTAGGAGGCAAAATGGCAAGCACAAAAATTACGCTCCCATCTGGAGCAACCGTCACAATTAAAGATCCAGCTGGTCTACGCGTCAAGGATCGTAACCGTGTTATGAAGGCTGGCGACGGCCTCACAGGTGAAGTGGCTAAAGGTCTAGCGTTTAGCGAAGCTCTTATTGCAACAATTATTGAAGAATGGTCTTTTGATCTTATGATCCCTTCCGTCAAGCTAGAGTCGCTTGAAGAGCTAGAGATCGCTGACTACGACGCGCTTACAAAGGCTTCTGAAGATATTAGCGCGATCCTCTTCCCTACTCTTGCAAAGACAGAGAAGAATGAGGCAGACCCAAAAGCGACTACAGAAAGCTCCAACGCTTAAAAACAGCGTTACAAGGCTTTCAACGTCACCCTGATTTAGAGTATCCAGACGAAGAGTGGGCTTATTTTAAGTTTGCTGAACGTTTTGGCTGGACACCTAGCCAGGTAGACGATCTTCCTGCTAACAAAGCCGACTGGCTATTGGCGATCGCTGATACCCTAGACGAAGTGCAAGCTGAGCAGATCGAGAAGGCGAGAAAGTGACCGATAACTTTCCTGAGTTTCAGGCTAGTCTCAATCGCTGGCTTGCTCGTTTTGACCAGGCAGCTGAAGGAGCTATGTCACTTATAGCTCGTCAGATTTATGTCAATGCTAAGAAAAATGCTGACTCAGCTTCTAACCCACCAGTACGCGTAACAGGTCGTAACGGTCGCCAGTATTACAAATACAACCCTCATATTTCTCCAGGCGACGGTCGAGGCCCTAACCGGGGTACAGGAAACCTTTTGACCTCTATGACTTTTAGTTCTAGTCGTAAAGGTTTTGGTAGCTATGTAGCTGAAGTTGGTGCAGGTGCTATCTACGCGCGAGCGCTTGAATACGGAAACCCTCGCTGGACAAGTGGGGTAAAATACCCATATATGGAGCCTGCTGTTAAGAGCTTGGTTTCTTCAGGGCAGCTCAGTCAGATCCTGGCTTACTCGTTTAGACCTTTAGGGGGACAGTAAATGGCGGGAGAAAGTCCTACCTTAACCCTTACGGTCAATCTTGAAACTTCTGGAGTCCAGGCTGGTGTAGCCCAGGCTACGGCAAGCGTTAAAGGTATTGCAGCTGAAGCTGAAAAGGCTAGCTCGAAGTTCACTGGCCTAAAGACCGTAATGCTTGGTACTTTTGCAAGCAGTGAACTACAACAGGGCCTAAAAAAGCTTGAAGGCTTTATTAAAGATTCGATAGGCGTCGCTGAAGAAGCTCAGACCTCTATTGCTGGCCTTGCTACTGCTATGAACGACGCAAAAATTAACACCGAGGCTAATCGCCAGGTAGTAGACAAAGTTACTGAGTCAATGGGTAACCTGGGCTTTACAGGCAACTCAACTCGTGAAGCTCTGACTAAGATGGTTACAGCTACAGGCTCTATGACCGAGGCTCAAAAGCTAATGGGCGTAGCTGCTGATTACGCTCGCATTAAGCATATGGATCTCAACACGGCTACCACCGTGCTTACACGAGCCACAGCTGGGCAGATGAGGGCTTTTGCCCAATACGGAATTACGCTTGATTCTACTCTCCCCAAAAACCAGGCTATTACCAAAGCCTTTGGTGAGCTTAATGAAAAAATTGGTGGGCAAGCTGCAGCTTACGCTGAAACTTATGCTGGCAAGCTGGAGATTTTAAGCGTTAAAACTAACGACCTTAAAGAAAAGGTTGGCACACTTCTTTTGCCAGTTCTTACAAAGCTTAGTGGCTGGTTTATTAGCAGTTTAGAGTTTATTACTAAGCACAAAGTCCTTATGGAAGCGCTGGCTTTGCTATTCGCGTCCGTGCTCGTCCCCGTGCTTTGGAATATGGCAGCAGCTCTATCCGTCGTAGTTGCAGACTGGATAGCTCTTAACTGGCCTATTATGGCTGCTGTAGCTGCTATTGCTGCCGTCGCTGCAGGCTTTATCTGGGCGTGGAATAAGTTTGAGGATTTCAGAAAAGGCGTAGTTACCGGAATTGAAGCTATTTTAGATATTGTTGCTTTTCTCGTGCGAGCTGTCGGAGTAATTGCTGAGGCTTTCCTTAACGTCGTAACTGGCCCTATGCACCTTATGTTAAAGGCGCTGGGATTCTTTGTCCCAGCTGCTAAAACAGCTGCTGACGAAATTGGGAAAATGCCAAAGGCCGTCGGTGATTTCTTTGACGGCGCAGCCAATAAAATTGAAGGTTTTAAGAAAACTGTCGAAAAGGTTAAAGATACTAAGATCAAAATAGATTTACCTGACTTCTCTAAAGAGCTTGCTACGGCTGGCGGTAAAGCTGGCGCAGATCCAGGTATTAGCGGTACGGCTCACGGCAAAGTTTCAGCTGCTGCTACTAAACAAGCTGCTGCTCTTAAAAAGTCTCTTGATGAGCTTACAAAGCTGCACACTGACTATCAGACGGCTCTTAAAGATCGCCAGGACAAAATGGACGCAGCTATGGCTGCAAAAATCGACCGTGACACGGCAGCTCAAGACGCTTTCAATACAAAAATTACTGATTTACAAACTAAGCACGACGACGCTATGCAGTCTGCCCAAGATAAGTTTGATCAAGATAGCGCCGATTCTCACCAGGCTTACACGGACAAAATCACTCAAATCGACGCTGATTTTGCTACAAAGAAAACAGATCTTCTTGCAGCTTATAACGACAAAATTGCCTCACTTAACCAGGCTGCAGCTGATAAGGCCGTTCAACTTGAACAGGCAGCAGCCGATCAGCGTCAGTCAATTATTCAGCAGTCGATTGACCTTCTTACAAGCGCGTGGGCAAGTGCGACAAAAATTGACGTGGGGTCACTCTTTACAAATGGTTCAGAAGCCACGCTTCTCAGCACAACGGTTGTCAATGGAATTGTCACTTCAGTTGTCGGAGCTGCAAAAGGCACGGCTGACGGTCTTAAAGTTTCACTTCAAGAAAAACTTCAAGAAATCCAGCAACTTCAGCAAGACGCTGGAAAACTTGCAGCTGCCGGGTATTCACAATCCTTTATCCAGGAAGTCCTGGCTCAAGGGCCTCAAGTGGGCGACCAAATGGCTCAATCGCTTCTTAGCGCCTCTCCAGAAACTCAAGCTTCAATTCAGTCACTGTATGGTCAGATCCAAAACACCTCTCAATCTGGTTTAGACACACTGGCTACACAGATGAACAGTGGAGCTCAACTAGCTACTCAAAAACTAATGGATCAGTACGCTCAAGTAGACGTCACTCTCCAGGAAGAGCTAGCTAAAAACGCAGCTTCCCTTCAGGCTTCTCTTGCTACAGAAAACAAGACTTACGCAGCAGCTCTTGACGCAGCTACAGACGCTCACACAAAGGCTACAGACGCAGCTACGGCTACGCTCAACGCAGCTCTTAAGAAAGAAAATGAAGCGCTCACAGCAGCTCAAGAAGCAGCTAACAAAGCGTTTAGCGACGGTCAAATTGCTGCTCAAACGACCCTTACAAATGCTTTAACAGCTTCTCAGACTTCTTATGACACGGCTATCAAGGCTATTTCAAGTAGCACTATAAAACAGCTTGACGCTCTTCAGGCAAAAATTTCAGCTACAGCCTTAGCTATTGTCAATCTAGGTGGTACAGCCAGCAGTGGAGATTTCTTCTTCTCAGCTCCAGCTATTGCTCCTACACCGTATGGCCCAGGGATTACTACAACTTCTGCAGCTCCAACCCCTACGACTTCTGCAGCTCCGACTAGCTCCAAAGCTGGGGTTACGGTCAATGTCGGAGGTATTCAAGTGGACGGCTCAACAGCGCCTCAAGACATACAATCGGTTTTAACAAATATGACTAAGTTTGGGCTGGTGTCAATGTGAGTACCGTAACCTCCCTTAATCCCTATTCTTTTGCCTTTAACGGCTTTGTTTTTGGTGGGGCTAGCTCTCCATACCAGATCCTCTCTGTAGACGGCTTAGAGACCCTTCCTAACCTTCGTGTGCAGGACTCTGATCGCGGATACCAGGACGGTATGTTTTCGGGACGCGATTTCTTCTCAGGTCGCACAATTACTATGACTTTGCAGATTATGTCTGGAAACGGACTTGGAGCTCAGGCTAATTTCAATCTTCTTCAGGCAGCTCTTCAGCCTCAGCAGACTGGTACCACCCCGCTGCAATTCCAGCTTTCGGTCGGAGATAATTTTCAATATGTGAACGCGCGTGTGCGTAAGGGTATGGCTACGGTCGATCCTGATTACACCTATGGCAAAATTAAAGCTCAATACGAGTTTTTCTGCCCAGATCCTCGCTATTACGACTACACCACCCAAACCGCTTCTATGGCGCCTACCAATCCTCTTGGTCGCACTTACAACCGTACTTACAACCTTACTTTTGGTGGCGGTTCACAAACCCAGGTAGCGACGGTGGTTAATAACGGCACCACTACTACCTACCCAATTATCACAATTTACGGCCCGGTTACTAACCCAGTAGTGGGATCGACAACTACTTCCCAGGCGCTTTCCTTTAATTACACAATGATCCAATCGGATATTATTTCAATCGACCTTCAATATAAGACAATTCTGCTCAACGGCAACCCAGCGCGTAATCTATTATTAGGTTCGTCTCAATGGTTTGCAGCTGCTCCTGGCACTAGCTCGTATTACTTTACCGGGACTGGTACGACTGTCGGTCAAACTAACGCCACTGTACAATGGAATAATGCTTACGCATAAAGAGGAGATCTAATGGCATTACGCACACCCCCTAGCTGGTTGCAGAATGGCTCACACCCAGCTGAAAATGATCGCCTCAGTATGCAGGCTCTTTACTCAACCACAGGCACGATCGGCAGCGCCTCACTAGCTGTTACCCAAAGCGCTACCCCAGGTATGTCCGTTCAGGTTGCTTCTGGCTGGGCTGCTATTGTCGGTACAACCCAGGCCAATATGGGTGTCTACACGGCTTACAACGACGCAGCTGCTACAGCTGCTATTGCTACAGCTAACGCTACAAATCCTCGTATCGACCTCGTATGCCTTACGGTTAATGACGCTTATTACACAGGCTCACTTAATAACGTCGTTATCAACGTTGTCACAGGCACCCCAGCTGCTACCCCTACCGTCCCGGCTACACCAGCTAACTCAATCGCTTTGGCTAAAGTTGCAGTCGGCGCTAACGCCACCTCAATCGTTAATGCCAATATCACCGATCTTCGCGTGGCTGTGACAAGTAACGTCCTCTCAGCTGTCAATATCGCGGTTAATGCCCAAACTGGCACCAGCTACACCACCGTCCTCTCAGACAATGGATCTCTCGTTACCCTGGCTAACGCTTCAGCTATTGCTGTAACAATTCCACCGTACAGCTCGGTGGCTTACCCAATCGGAGCTCAGATTTCTTTGGTTCAGTACGGCGCAGGTCAGCCTACAATTTCTGGCGGTTCAGGCGTAACTATTAACTCAACAGGTGGCACACCTACAGCTCCTAAGCTACGCGCTCAATATGCTACAGCTACGGCTATTCAGACTTCTACTAACACCTGGCTTGTGACAGGCGATATAGCTTGAGTAAATTAGCTTTAGATCCAGTAAATATAGGAGCGTTTTCCGCACAGCCGACAACTCCTACGCTTTCTGCTGGGGATATGTATTACAACACCTCTACAGGCACTCTCAACGTGTACTCAGGCTCAGTCTGGATTACACTAGGCACTACTAGCCTTGCTGCTATCGACGCAGGCACGGCTGACGGTGTGGCACCATATAGCGGTGGCGATCCTACGACCACAGCTACACAGTCTTACGACGGNNGGACTCCATAATGGCAG